ATATGAAGGAATTGAAATAAATAAACAAGACTTTAGTAAAATAGTAGAGGCTCGTTTTGGACTATATAAAAAGTCAAAAAGTGCTGACTATTCAGAAATGACTAATATTGATATCATCGCTGCAAATGCTTTTAAAAATGCTATAATTGGAGGTGACGTATTAGTTATTCAAAGATTTGACGGTAAAAATATTACAATTCAATTAGTTGATGGGGCGCATGTTCAATCTCCTTATATTGGTAGTGAGTATTTTGGAACAGCATTAGCTAATGGAAATACTATTTTAAACGGAATAGAAGTAACAAAAAAAGGCAAACATGTTGCTTATTTTATTCGTACATTTTTGCCTAATGGTGCTTTTGATAAATACGAAAGAATCGAAGCTCGTTCAAAATCAAATGGTTTACAAACTGCTTTTTTAGTTTATGGATCAAAACATAGATTAGATAATTTACGAGGCTTACCATTATTAGCAGCTTGTTTAGAAACTGCAAAGAAAATGGAGCGTTATAAAGAGGCTGTTTTAGGACTTGCAGAAGAGGTCGCTAAGACAGTTTATCAAGTAACGCATCAAGCGTATTCGGACGGTTCTAATCCATTAGGAGATAGATTAGCAAAAGCTAGCGGATTTGAAAATGATAAAGTGGAAATACCAAACGATGTATTAGGCCAACAAATTGCTAATACGGTTGCAGCAACCACAAATAAACAAGCAGTAAATATGCCAGTAGGAGCCGAATTAAAAGCGGTTAAAAATGACACTCCTATTATGTTTAAAGATTTTTATCAAGTGAATACTGATTTATTATGCGCTACTGTTGGAATACCTCCAAATGTGGCTATGAGTAAATACGATGATTCATTTAGTGCGTCACGAGCAGCTATTAAGGATTGGGAACATACATTAATGGTTGAGCGTAGAAATTTTGCATTTGAGTTTTACGAGCCTATTTTTCAATTTTGGTTAGATGTTGAAATTCTTAAAAATAAAATTAATGCACCTGGTTATTTAGATGCTAGAAATACTGGAAATACAGTTGTATTAGATGCGTATAGAAAAACTCGTTGGGTAGGCTCTCAAGTTCCACATATTGACCCTGTAAAAGAGGTTAATGCAGAACGTGAAAAATTAGGAGAGGCTGCAAAAGCAATTCCATTAACAACCGTAGAACGTGCTACTGAGGTGTTAAATGGCGGTGAATCAGATTCTAATATAGAGCAGTTTGCAATGGAATTAGCTAAATGCAAAAAATTAGAAATTGAAATTGAAGAAAAAGGTGTTGAGGATTAAATTAACGTTCAAGTAAATAAGTTATTATTTCCAAATACCACATAAAATAAAGTGGTGATAGTATTATGTGAGATATTGTAATCATACCCCAAAATTTTTAATTAATTTACATCCATACCAATTTTGCCAATGTTTTTTATGAGTAATTAAATAGCGATTATTTAAGCTATCCCAAATTAATCTCATTTTACTTTCTTTGGCTTTTCTGAATTGTTGAATAAATTTTTCCATAATCTTTGTATCCAATTTAATTTAGTTTCTTCAATGCGATTATTTACGCTTTTAATAATTCCATTAATAGATTCTACATATCCATTAATTCCATCTTTGCCATGCTTTTTATAACATTCGATTAAATTAACTTCATGATTTAAAAATACTGGAACTTTTACTTTTCTTTCGTAATATTCCATTGGAGACCAATCGTTTTTTTTCTTAAATTCATTTGGTAAATCTTTACCTAATATCCTTTCGGATTGAACTCTGAACATTAATGATCCATCTGGATTTTTCTTTTGAAATTTAGGTAATTCTTTTGCAATTCGTTTAATGTCTTTATACACTTGCGGGTTCATATATCTCTGGTTTTGGTATTTCTATTTCATTTAATTCACTACATGATTTCATTAGTTCCATTAGCTTTGCTATGTTTTCCTTAGTAAATGCAAACCTATCTAATCTAAATCCTTCATATGGATAATATTCTTTTCCTAATGTTATTTCAGAAAGTCTAACACATAATACACTTGTTCCTATAGTAGTTCCAATATGTGTTATATGATATTCATTATCTTTTTTAATCCACTTTTCTTGCGGAATAATAAATGGCTTTCCTTTATCGTTTATACAGATGCATTTAATCATATCCTTTCATCATCGTCATTAAAGAAATCTTTGAATAAATACATTACATAGAACAACGAGCCTATAATAACGATTAATCCTATTCCTATTACATATTTAAGCATTTAGTACCTCCTTTGCATTTCTATAAACACGTCCCCATATTTCTTTTGAACATGGCATGCATAAATCAGCTATAATCCTAGCCTTTTCATCAACTTTAGTATCATTGTTTATTACTACTTTTTTATGTGGTTTTCTCATATCCTCTGGATAAGATTCTACAATTTTTCTCAAATGAGGTTTCATAAAATCACTAAATGTATTGCCTAAATTATCGGCAATATTATTTATCTCTTCGTGAATCTTTACTGAAACTCCATAAATTCTTAACTCTGGATTTCTTTCCATACTCTTTTTATACGTTGTTTGCGTACAAATATACAAAAACTTTTTAATATACAATATTTTTACGACAAAATATGCCAAAAGAAATTTATTTATATTCACCAGTTTATGATTTTGTAGCTCAGGATTTAATTTCTGCTATGAATGAAAATACAGAAGAGTTGACCATGCGTGTTAATTCTCCTGGCGGTTCGGTGTTTGCAAATTATGGAATTTGCGCTAAAATGCAGGAACATGGTAATGTTAATGTTAAAGTTGACGGAGCTGCTATGTCAAGTGCTGCTAATTTATTACCTTATGCAAAATCAGTTGAATGTTTAGATGTTTCAACTTTCTTATTGCACCGCGCAGATATGTATGTCGAATCTGAATCAGATAAGGCATTTTTAGCTCGTATTAATAAAGATTTAAGAGTAAAATTATTAGCTCGTGTTGATGCTGTTATTTTTAAAGAAGTAACAGGATTCTCTATTGATGAGATGTTTGATTCTGAAAAAAGAATTGACATCATGTTAGATGCTAAACAAGCTAAAAAAATTGGATTAGTTCAAAAAATTAACAAACTAACTCCATCAGAAATTGATGCTTTTAACAGCAAAATGTTATTTAACATTGCTGCCTATAACGATAATAAAAACCAACAAAAACAAAAACAAATGACAATTGACACGTTAAAAGCAGAACACCCTGCTCTATTTGCACAGGTAGTTGCATTAGGTGTGGAAAAAGAGAAAGACAGAGTAGAGGCTTGTTTAGCTTTTATTGATGTTGATGCTAAAGGAGCAATCGAAGCTATTAATTCTGGGAAAGATTTATCTCAAAAACAAATGGCTGAGTTCGCTGTAAAAGCAATGAGTAAAAAATCATTAACTGATTTAGCTGCTGAATCTAATAAAGGTGTAGCTACTACTGAGGTTATTGAAGCTGAAAAAGATGCTAAAGCAAAAGCTATTGAAGCGTTTGAAAAAGGAGTTGATTCACATTTAAAAGTTATTAAATAATCATGAGTTCACAAACTATCGTTACAAACACAGGTGTACAAGCGACAATTAACACCGACTTATCTCGAATTTTCTTATGGGAAAACAGATATGCGTCTGCTGATTTTAACAACGAACTTTATGACCCTTTGGTTATGAAAGCCGGTAAATTATTAGGGCGTGTTGCAGCTACTCAAACATTAGCATTATGCGATACTGATTCTACTGATGGTTCTCAATATCCTATCGGAATTTTAGCAGAAGATGTTACTATTGCAGATGGAGAAACAAAATCAGTAGCTTACTGTATTTATGGCGATGTTGCAGAAGATAAAATCATTTTAAACGGAAACGACACATTAGGTTCTGTTGTAGATGGTCAGTCTTTACGTGACCGTATCGCCATGATGGGTGTTAGAATTATACCATCAACTGAAATGACAACTCACGATAATTCTTAATAATTAAAAAAAACAGAAATTATGCCAACTATACAAACAACAGACGCACAAGGTCTTTTTACCAAAAAATTAATTGACGTTTATAAAGAAAAACGTCCAGTTACTAACTTTTTACGTACTTTCTTCCCTACAGTTGAAGCGCCTACTTTAGAGGTATCTATCGAGGTTCAACGTGGATTCGAGAAAGTTGCAGTAGACGTACTTCGTGGTACTGATGGAAATAGAAATACATTCTCTAAATCAACTGAGAAAATTTTTATCCCGCCAATGTATCGTGAATATTTTGATGCTACTCAATTACAATTGTATGACCGATTATACGGTGCTACTGAAATTAACGATGCTGTATTTGCAGCTTATATTAACTCAGTTGCTGATTCTTTAATGGAATTACAAAACAAAATCGAGCGTTCTTATGAAGTTCAATGTGCTGAGGTTTTAGAATTAGGTACAGTTACTACTGTTGCTCAAGATTCAATTGACTACAAACGTAAAGCTGCTTCTTTTGCCGATCCAGGTGCTGGTAATTATTTTGCCAATGCTTCAACTGATCCATTTAAACAAATTGAAGATAGATGTACATTCTTACGTCAAGTTGGTAAAGCTGGAGGTAATACATTTGTAGCATTATGCGGTGGAACTGCATTAAACGATTTATTAGGAAATACAATTTTCCAAAAACGTCAAAATTTATTTAACATGGCTTTAGATGCTGTTGTTACTCCTCAATTCGGAGCTACTGGAGCAACTTATCATGGTACAATTACTTGCGGTTCTTACAAAGTTCAATTATGGGCATACCCTCAATATTATGATAAAAATGGCGTATCAACTCCATATTTAAATGATAAAAAAGTGGTTATTATCCCTCAAAACCCTCAATTTAAATTAGCTTTTGGTGCAGTACCTCAATTAATTAAACCAAACACAATGCCTAAAATGGGTGCATTTATCTTTGGTGAATATGTTGACGAGCGTTCTGCTTCTCATATCATGGACATTAAATCTTGCGGTTTAGCTGTTCCTGTTGCAGTAGACCAAATCACAACTTTAGTTGCTGTGGCTTAATTAAATTAATTACTAATAAAAAGCCCACCAATGATAAATAGTGGGCTTTTTTTATAACTAATAATGAGCCTTTTAGATACTATAAAATCAGATATTCAATCAATTACATCAAATTTAAATGAATTTGGAGTATCTATTGTTTTAACTTCTCCTAATGGAGCCATAACAACATTAAATGGTATACATACAAAACATCATTTAGGTATTGATACTGATGGAAATATGGTTAATTCCAAAAAAGCATCAATAGCTTTTAGTGAAACGTTTTTAAATTGTAGAAATTCAAATGAAGAGGTTGCATTAACTAATTATAGAGTTAGCGTAAAAGACAGTACAGGGATAGTAAAAGAATATATTGTTCAACAATGGTTTCCAGATGAAACTATTGGATTAATTGTTTGCATTTTAGAAGATTATGACAATAACTAATGTAGTGCCGAAACAAGGATTTGAAGTAGTGCGAGATCGCATTGCTGAAATTCTTGCTATTGAAATAGATACTCAGGCTCAATTGAGTTATGAGGCTTATTTAGATTTAGTTACGGTACATACTGAAATTGCAAATCCAATTGATAAAATTGATTTACCTTGCGTTGTTGTTTCTTATGCAAATACAAGCTTTAGTAATAAATCGCAAGGCAGCGAAGATGGTTTAGATGTTTATCATATTGATGTTTACACGAGTGCAAAAACAACTGCTACTAATCCTGGGGATAAAATAGCTGCTTTACGATGCCAAAAGTTATTAGGATTATGCAGATATATTTTAGCTGATCCAATTTATAAAACATTAGGATTAACAGCTCCATCAATTTCAAGAGTTTATAATAGCGAAATAAATATTGGACAAATAAGTCAATCAGATGCAATTAATACGTGTATGGGAAGATTAACCGTAAATGTCGTATGTAATGAATCAAATAAATTTATTGTACCTAATTTAATAGCTGGTTATCAAACTACCGTTTTATTAGATGAATCAGATTCTGGATATTTTTATGAAGGTGTATAATTATGGGACGAGCAACAATATTAAGTAAAATATCAACATTTATATTAACTGGTGGCCGTAGAACAACGGCATCTGGGACTAGAGATGTATTAACTGAAATGGCTAATACTTATGTAGCTTGTATTTACGATACGGCTGCTAATTTCACGGCAAATAATCCAATACTTGAGACAAAACAGCATGGTGTAGAAACTGATGGGTTAACAACTGCTCCAAAATTTAAGATAGGTGACGGTGTTACGGCATGGAATAGTTTGCCATACTCCAACTGTACATCGCAAACATTAGCTGACACTTTAGTTAATGGAAACTCAACAGGAAATATTCCCATTCAAAGCCCTAATGGTAACTCAGTATTAGAAGTAGTAGATAGCTATGCTCAATTAAGGT